CGGTTCGGAACGGTTCGGAACGGTTCGGAACGGTTCGGAACGGTTCGGAGAACCGCGCGCGCGGACATTGCCACGGCCACGGGCGCCCTGTCAAGCACGAACGCGCAAGTGCGCGAAACTGCACGACCCGCGCGTGACGGAACCTTGTAGAACCGTCACAGCCCCCTCCGGGGAGCGCCGCAACCCCCCGCACTCCCAGGCTCGACGAGCGAGCGCCGGTATCGAGCGACGCATGGCGCCCTCGCGAGGGCACCCACCCCTAGGGCTCGCGCTCGCGCATAGGCCTTGACGCCGCCGTCAAGTTAGCAGTAGAATGCGCCTCACGGCGCCCGCGCCACACAACAAGCACACAGCGGAGACTTGCCATGACCGACCCTGAAGCCAGCACCGAGCCCAGCCTCGATCCCGCCGCCAAGCCCGATCGCGATGAGGCTGCGAGGCTCAAGACCCGAGCGCTGCTCTCCCTCGCGAGAGCCCTCGCGGATCAGCGCGGAGAGCCCAAGACGTGGCTAGCGTCCGCGAGCCGCGCCGACATGCTCGCGTACATCTACGATGGCGAGCGCCGCGCGCCGACGCCGACACCCCAGAGCGACCCCGTCGCGGCAATCGAGTCTGGCATCCGCGCGGCGCTCTCCAGTGTCTCATTCGGGCTCGGCGAAGAGCGCGTGCGGAAAATCGTTGCAGAGGCGGAAGAGCGGATGATTGAGCGCCTAGGCGAGGCGCTCGACGGCGCCGCCGCGCCCGTGCAGGTCGCACTCCCGAGTGGAGAGCCCCTGGGGCCCGCGGTCAATGGCGCGCATCGCGCCCTGCGGCAGGTAGTCGAGCACGTCGCGCTCGGCGACGTCATGCTCGTAGGCCCCGCCGGCTCAGGTAAGACGTCAGTAGCCATCGACTGCGCCCGCGCACTCGGCATGGAAGACAGCATTGAGATCGTAGGTTGCGACGAAACGCAGTCCCTCGCGGATCTAGTCGGCTACCTGCTGCCGAGCGGCGAGTGGGTCGACGGGCCCGTGACCCGTGCGATGCGCGGGGGCTGTCTGCTCGTGCTGGATGAGGTCGACAACGGCAATGCCAACACGTTGAACGGGCTCAACGCGGTTCTCTCCCACCGGCTGCTGAACACGGCTCGAGGGACGGTCCGCGCGGCGCAGGGGTTCCGCGTCGTGATGACCGCGAACACCTACGGCACGGGCGCCGACTGGCTTTACGCGGGGCGAAACACGCTCGACGCCGCGTTCCTGGATCGTTTCTGCGGGTTCGTGCTGTACGTCGATTACGACGTCTCCGCGGAGCGGCGCATCGTGGGTTGCCTAGGCGACGCGGCCGATGATGTCGCTCGCGTGATTTGGGCAATCCGAGATCGCGTCGCCGCCGCGGGGATCGCGCGCCCGGTCGGTACCAGATGGTTCGTCGCCGCGGCCAAGCTCGCCACCCTCCACAAGGGGCTATCCACCCCCGCGCACCGAGAGCGCTTCGTTCGGCACGTCATGCTCCCTTGGAGCGCGGAAGAGCGGGACAAGGCGCTTGACGGCGTCGATTTCTAGCCCAGGCGCGCAAGGCGAGTCGCGCGCCTGGGCGGCCCCGAAGGGGTATGGCACGGTGCCCTACCCCTTCGGGGTTCCCATTGACGCGCATATCAAGGCGCGCCAAGCTGGGCGCGCTCGGCATTGGAGGCGCGATGAGCGCAGCAAAGCGAGTCGAGGGACGCACGGTAGGTCTGGTAGACATGCGGCGCGCCCGCAACGTGCGGTTCGTGCGCGCGCCCTGGGATCCGGAGCGCGAGGGAATCGAGTGGGACTGTGAGGATGGAGTCGTCTCGCTCTGGGAGACGACTCTCTCGGTCCTCTGCTCTGACGGTACGATCGCACGTAGTCACAAGCCTTGGTGGAGCCCCGAAGAGCGCTTCGGTTCCTACCGCAGCGAACGCGCTGCGGTCGCCGGGCTGCGCGACGGCCGGGCGACGCGAGAGGTAGAGCGCGACGCCGAGAAAGTGCGAGGCGAGATCCGGGCGCGAATCCAGCGCATGCGCCTCGCAGACCGCTACCCGAGTCGTCGCCGCGTCCCGCGGCTCTCCGCGACGGGTGGCAAGTACGTCTTGTCGCGCGTGCTCGCCAATGAGCCCCTCTGGGCCCTGCGCCACACTCGCGGGCGTAGCATGCCCGTGCTGCGGATCGCCATCAATGTTGCGCGGCTCGCGGACGTGAAGGCCGAGCGAGGGCATGCAGTCGCGGCCGAGGTGGCGTGCTGTGTGGCCGAAGAGGTGGAGCGCCGCTACGGGATGAGCGTAGAGATCCTGGGAATCGCGTGCTCGGACACGCGACACACGAACGACTCGTTGTACGGCGGGCGAGGCAACGTGTCGCATTGGATTATCACTTGGCCGGTGAAGCGCGCGGGCGAGCGTCTGGACCGCAGTCGCGTGCTCACGCTAGCGACCCATGCCGCGTTCCGCGCCGCGTGTATGGGGCTGCGTGAGGCCATCTGCGGCGCGAGCAACGGTAGCTCGCGGCTGCCGGCCCTCGACGTGATGGCCGCGATGCGGATCCATGGGTGCGTGGGAGCGCCCATGGGCGCGGCGTCCGCGGCGGAGCTGACCGACTCGCTACTCACGAGCGCTCTAGAGCGAGCGCTCCGGGGCCGCCCGTGACCCCGTGGCGCGAGCTGCTCGTCTGCGCTGTGATGACGTGGGCGCTCTCGCTCGTCGCCGCAGTGGCGCTCGGCGTGCTCGCCCTCGCCTGTGAGGTGCTGGCCGGCCCAGCGTTCTAGGCAGGCACGACAACGACCAACGAACAAGGGGCAGGCGCCCCTAGGAACCCAAGGGGGGCCCGATGGACGAGATGCGCAACGAGATCACCCTCGCGCTTGGCGTGGACGAGGGCGACGTATGTGAAGCGCTTGTGAGGGCGCAGGTACTCATGGACCAGATGGCCGTCGCGATCTACGCGCTCGACGAGGCGCTCGAGGTCGCCAAGTCCACGCTCGAGGTCGTGCGCGAGGAGCACGAGCGGCTCACACAGTCCGAGGCGGCCCGCCTAGGGGCGGCTGTGCAGGCCGTGCAGAACGCCACGCTCTTCGCGGCCGACACGGCCAAGGCGGCCGCGCGCGCCGCCCGTCAGACCAAGCAGTCGAAGGTCGCGGCCAAGGGGGAAGAGTCGCCCACCGAGGCGGCCGCGGCTGAGGGAGCCGCGGCTCCCGCCCAGTCCACCGAGGCGCGCTCGGGCCTCGCTGCCATCTACGGCAAGTGGCCCGGCGAGGAGACCGACGAGCAGATCAGGGAGGCGCTTGACAGCGACACCAAGCCGACCGTATGATGGTGCAAGGGCCCCTGGAGAGGGGAACAAGGAGAAAGACATGACCAATAAGAAGAACGGCTTCGAGGACAGGCTGCGCGCCGCGATCGGGGCCGCGCTCGGGCCGGACGTGGAGGTCCGGATGTTTTCGATGACACGCTTCGGCGCGCTCGTGATGGACCTGGGCGCGACGCTGGAGCACGCGTGCCGCGAGGCCGCCCGGGACACGCTGGCGGAGAGCATGGCGCGGCACGAGCGGCGCCACACCGACCCGGCGCAGCACGCGAGCGAGTGCTCCCTGTGCGCGGCGCGGAGCAAGGGCGCGTTACGCGCCGCCGACGCGATCCACGCGCACGAGTACGTACCGCTCGTCGTGCGCGCGGCGGTCCTGATCGCCGCGGCGGCGGAGTCCGAGGAAGTCGAGCAGGTGATCCTCATGGCCTACAACCTGCGCGACCCGGAGCGGCGGCATGCCGCGATGAAGGACCTGGGGAGCAGGATTGCGACGCGCGCGAGGCAGGCGATCACCGCGCTCGACCTGCCGCACGGCGCCACCGGGCTGGATCGGGACGGCACGCGGCGCGCGATGAGGCCCGTCTTCGAGCTGGTGGGTACGGCGCTGACGCTCCTGTGCCACATGTACAACGTCGCCTACGGGCCCCGCATGGCGGAGCACATCAGCCTCGATCCCACTCCCGAGGACACCAACTCCCTGCTCCTCGATCTCGCGCTCGGCGCTGCCGCCGGGGTCGACCCCGAACAGGATCGCGCGAGGGCCGCGGCCGATGGCAACTGAGAGCAACAAGCTAGCTTGGGGTGGGTCCGCCCATCGTCCTGCCTATCTCCTCTCACCCGTTCCATCGCGGTGGGGCGGTGGGCGGCCCACCCCGGGAGGCTTCGTGTGAAGCCTAGGCCCAGGAGCCGGAAGGACATCCGGCGAGCGTTCCGCGCGCAGCGAGCGCCGAGGCGCGTCGCGCTCGCGGGGATTGTGCAGTCTCGACGACTCGAGCTGGGCCTCACGCTCGCCGAGGTCGGCCAGCGCGCTCGGTTGAGCGAGTCGATCATCTCCTATATCGAGAGCGGAGGTCGGCGCGGCTTCCGCCCGTCGACACTCAAGTGCGTCGCGGTCGCCCTGGACCTACCTCCCGACCTGCTTCTGCTAGCCGCCGGGATCGCGCCCGAGTGGGCGACGCACTGGTTTGTGCGCGACCCTCACGGGTCGCTCAGTGCCATGTCAAGCGCCGCGGCGGTCGCCCCGCGTGAATCGAGGAGAAGCTCATGACCAACAACTTCGCGTACACTGCCAGCGGATCGCCGGGGCCGAGGCTCCTAGGCGCCCTGATCGCGGCGCGCAAGGCGTTCAAGCCGATCATCAGATCGCACACGGGCCAGATCCAGTCGCGCACCTACAAGTACGCGGACCTAGCCGACACGATGGAAGCCACGCTGCCTGCCCTCCACGAGAACGGCGTGACCGTTGTGCAGTACCCCGAAGTGCGCCTCGTGGGCGACTCCGTCCTGTTCGGCGTGGTCACGGTGCTGGTCCATGCCGAGTCGTGCGAGCACTGGGCCGGCTTCGTCCCGATCCCGGGGTGGGACGAGCTGACGCCGCAGGAGATGGGCAGCGCCATGACCTACGCGCGCCGCTATGCCTACTCGTCGATGCTCTTCGTGGCGTCCGAGGACGACGACGACGGCGGCGCCGCGAGCGCGGGCAGGGAAGAGGCGCGCTCGCAGCGCCCGCCGCAGCAGCAGCAGCGCGCGGCCGGCGGCAACAACAAGCCGCAGTGCCCGCAGTGCGGGCAGGCCAAGAGCGTGATCCGATCGAAATTCGAAGACGCCGACTGGGTCTGCTACGACCGGATCGGCGGGTGCGGCCACAAGTGGTTCGTACAGGGGCCGCGCGCCGACGCTGCGCGCGGCACGGCGCCCTCGGCGCCGGCAGGGACGCAGGCCCAGAAGGCCGACCCGAGCCTCATCGCGAAGGTCAAGGCGCTGGCCTCCGAGCTGGGCCTCAACGCGGTGACGCTTCAGCCCATCCTGCGCGAGTGCGCGCCGACCGCGCCGCTGGATGCCCACGGCCGGATCCGCAGCGACGTGCTGACCGCCGGAGAGGCGGCGATCGTACTCCAGCGCCTTCAGGTCGAGCTTCAGCGCCGGGGAACCCATGAGCCCGAGGAGCCCCCGTTCTGATGTGGTCGCTCTACGAGATCGACGCCGAGCTGAGGCGCGTCCTCGACGAGGTGGTCGACCACGAGACCGGCGAGATCAACGCCGAAGGCGAGGCCCGCATCGACGCGCTCCAGAGGCAGCGCGACAAACTTGTGCTGGACTTGGCGTGCGTCGTGAAAGAGGCTCGCGCCGAGCGCGACGCGATCAAGGAAGAGATCGAGCGCCTCAAGAAGCGCGCCGAAGCGTGCGACAAGAGGGCCGAGTCCGTGGCGAGACAGGTCCATCGCTTCGTGCAGCCCGGCGAGAAGCTGAAGGACCCGCGCGTCGCGATCGGCTGGAGGCGCAGTCGCGCGATCGAGTTGCTGGTCTCTGTAGACGACCTCGGCGATGCCTTCGTCCGCGTGAAGCGCGAGCCCGACCTAGGAGCCCTTCGCGAGACGCTCGAGTCGCCGTTCGACTCGGCCATCCTTGATGGGGTTGCCAAGATCGTCGAGCGCCAGCATCTTCAGATTCGCTAGGTGACCGGTAGCCTATTGCGCGAGCGGATTGCCGCGGAAAGGAGAGGGCCATCCTCCGTCCGGTCTGGCGCGGAGACGGATCATAAGCAGGCCCGGGCACGCGCCCTCTCGCCTCGACCGCGAGGTCGGGGTCGGTCATGAGCGGCCCGGTCCACCGCGCGGCCGGGGGTTGGGCGCCGGGGATCTTGGACACCCGGCGCCTGCCCCCCGGCGCTACGGTCGCCAAAAAAAGGGGGGGGTAGATGGGGGTGGATCTTCGAGAGGTCGGGGTCCCCGACCACGAACTCGCTGCCGTGCGCTTCCGGTACGAGAGTCGCGTGGGCGGACCGCGCGCATTCGAGCGGCAGATGGAGAGATTCTCGACATACTGGATCCACGTCGTTCGGAAGCGGCCCGACAACCCCGGCGCCGCGTTGACGGCGTGGATGAAGCGCGAGGCGGAGTCCTACGCGGCGAACCGCAAGGCGCCCGCTGCGCCCGACCCCACGCTCGAGCGTCGCTTCCTGGCGCTCTGGGAGCGCGTGGCCGCGGGCTTGGTGCCCGAGATCCTGCGCGAGCGCGAGCGCCCTGAGCGCGTGCCCGTCGAGGCGTGGCACGAACACGCGCAGCACGAGGCGCGCCTATGGGCGCTCCAGCGTCTTGCGGATCGCGAGGTAGACGTCGCCTCCGATGAGTCCGTGCGCGCTCGAGCCATGATCCGCTCGGTGTCGAGCGCTCTGAATCGACGGCGCGTCGAGTTTCGTGAGCAGTACGACTGCGACCCGCCTGGCTGCACGGGCATCTCTAGGCTGCGCGAGCTTCGCCCTGTGCTCCGTCGGGTGGCGCCGATGGCCGCCGCAGAGGCGCTCGCGGAGGACTGGTGATGCGATTCAAGCGTGGCGTGAAGATCGACGGCCTCTCGCCGCAGCTCTTGCTCGGCCTGATCGTCGCCGAGTCGACGCACGACGACCAGGGCCTAGACAAGCGAGGCCCGTTCGAGGTCACGTCGATCAACGACGGCAAGCACATGCCCGGATCCCTGCACTACAGCGGCCGTGCGGCGGACCTGCGAACCGCGCACCTCAGCGGGAGCGAGGCTCGCGGCTGGGCCGAGCTTCTGAGGCTCCGGCTGGCCGGCCTAGGCTTCGACATCGTCCTCGAGAGCGATCATCTGCACATCGAGTACGACCCGAAGCCGCGCAGGAGCCCGGCTCGTTCGATCCGCCTCGCTGCGGTCGTCGCGGCGCTCGCGCTCGGGTGCGCCACGACGGAGGCGACCTGCGTCAACGGCCGGCCGGTTGTGAAGCACCGCACCGTCGCGCGCGTCGCGTCCGCCAAGGTCCGCTGCGTGCCGCCCGACGCGACGGACGGCACGGACCGCGCCCAGCTCGTGTACGTCGACCATCGACCCGAGAGCGGGTGGGTACAGGGCGCGCTCGGCTTCGCCGCCGGACTCGCGAGCGGGCTCCTGCGCCGCTGAGGCGCTACTGCGCCGCGACCTCGCCAGGGGTCTCGGGCGCGAGTAGATGCGAGCCCGGCGCAGGGCGCCCCGTCGCGAGCAGGTAGACGCGATCCTCGTCGCTCGCCTCCGGCGACTCGTAGGCGTCGCGCAGTCGCGGCGTGCGGAGCAGCACAATGAGGCGGGCTCGGTTCGCCCGAGTGTCCTCGAGCCCGAGGCGCTCCAGCTCGCGAGGCACGAGCACGCGCACCTTCGCGACGAGCGTCGCGTCCTCGACCGCGTCCCTAATGATCCGCTGAATCGCGGGCTTCGAGCGCCTGGCGATGTTCAGCACGGCAGGACTTGCGCCTAGGCGCTCGAGCATCGGCTCCAGGATCTCGCCGCGCTTCGCCAGGAACTCGTCGTACTCTTCGGGGGTGAGCTTGCGCCCGAGCTGTCGGCGCGACGGGTAGTTGACTAGAGCGCGGTGGGGCATGTCGCTTGCCAGCCAAAGCAGATGGTCGGCGCGCGAACGCGACGCTGACTCCTTGGTGTAGAGCCAAGCGTTCGCGACCTGATGCAGCACGCTCTCCGCGCTGAACTTGCGCCCGATCGGGTCGCGAAGGGGGACCGCGTCGCTCCTGAGCCCAGGCACGTCCTGGCGGAGTCGCTCCATCACCGTCTCGGGGAACGCTCGACGCTCCGGGTCGAGCGAGCGCGCCACGAAAGTCGCTAGGCGCGGGACCAGCGTCGATGAGACCGCGCTGCCTAGCGCCGTGGTCGCGCGGCGCTCGCCCTCGCGCCGATCCATGAGCGCGGTGAGGACGTCGTTCACCCCGGTCAGGAACGGCTGATCTAGGAAGGTCTGCCCGATCGCGAGGCCGACTCTGCCGATGAGGTCGGCGTCGGGGACGCGGCCGTCCTGGGCGAACCCGTTGGCGATCTCGGCCGCGGCGGCCATCATCTCGGAGAGCGGGGACAGTCCGCGGTAGGAGTACCAGCGTCCGTCGATGCGGATGCTGTGCGCCTGATTGAAGCGCTCCCAGAGCGCCTTCGCCGACGGGTTGTCGGGCGCCGCGCCGGTGATGTTGCCCTCGAGCGCCCAGAGCACGAAGGGCACGAAGATCGCCGTGCCCACGGCCATCCGCGCCCAGGCATCCACCAGATCCTCGCGCGGCACGTTGCGGGGATTCTTGAACGCCTCCCAGATCGCGCGATTGCGCTCGGTGAAGGCGCCCAGCACCGGCGTGCGCTCGGCCGTGAACTTCAGGATGTTGATCGGCATCGGCAGGAACGGGATGAAGAAGCGCAGGAGCTTCGCGAGGTTGGCCTTGTGCGGACGGCCGGTGACGGGGTTGACGATCGTCGCGAAGCGCAGCGCATCGACGCGCTTCGCCATGTTGCCTAGCTCGCGCTGGAAGATGAACTCCTTGCTGGCGAGCTGAGACTCGGCGGCGATGCGCTCGATCGCGCTCTCCGCCAAGCTGATGTCGTTGACCAGCTCGGCAAGCCGGTCCGCATCCACGTTGATGACCTGGTCGGCGATCTCGTTGATCCGGCGCGCCCGGTCTACCCCTGTGACGCCTTCCAGTGTCGCCTGCCTAGACGCCCTCTTGTAGACTTCCGCCACCTTGTTGACCGAGGCGAACAGCATGTCCGTGGCGGCGACCACCCGCATCGGCGACCGCACGATCTTGCCAACGGGCTCCTGTAGCTGGTTCAGCCTGCCGAAGCGGGACAGTCCAGTGCCAGGGAGGTCGGGCTTGATCGCTCCCAGCACGCCGACCTCGGCGGCCTTGCCGCCGCGGCTCATCGCGTAGCCCTCGTCGGCGAGCCCGCGGATGAACATCTGCGCGCCGACCTTCAGCCCGTTCCAGAGACCGTACAGGTCCCACATCGCCTCTGCCGGCGTGCGGCGCCCCTGGCTCGCGCGTCCGATGCCGGCCGCGTCGAACAGGAGGTCGAAGCCGATGCCGGCGACGGTCTCCGCGTACCGCGTGACCGCGGCGGCCGCGTTCCCGACGGGGTTGCGCTCCAGCATGGTGACGGGCGACGAGAGCAGGAAGCCCACGCGCAGCTCGAACAACTTGTCCCAGACGTCCGGGATGTAGGCTTCCTCGATCGCGGCGCGCCGCTCGAGCGGTGAGCGCGCGCGGACGATTGCCTCGATCATGCGCTTCTTCGCTTCCGGCGAGAGCCGGCGCTCGTCTAGCACGGCTCGGATCGACGCGGCGTAGGCGCGCATGAAGCCCGGCCGGCGCGCTCCGGCGCCTAGGGTCCGGCCGGCCTCGCTGCGCGACGCCTGCACGGTCATCCACAGCTTCACCGACAGGTCCGCGGCGTTCTCGATCTCCGACTCGAGGCGGAGCTTCTCCTGGATGTCTCCGCGAGCCGCCGCCTGCTGCGCCTTGGCGGACAAGTCCTCGATCACCTTGTCTAGGCGGTAGAACTCGGTGACGAACGCCTCCTGGTGCTCCACGGGCAGGATCGTCCCCTGCTTGCCTAGAAGGTGGTCGATGTCGCGGCTCCTGATGTGCAGGCGTTCCGCGAGCTTCGTGACCTGGGCGCGCGTCAGCGTCCCTCGTCGCTGCCACTCCTGCTGCGAGCCGATCAGGTCGAGCATGGCCTCGCGCAGCTCGCGCGGTCCGGCGGCCCAGTCGCTCTCATAGCGACCCGCGAAGGGCTTCCCTTCCTCGACGGGCACCGGCGAGCCGCGGGGGTTGTTGCCCCCCAGGCGCGCCTTCGCCGGCACGCGCGGCGGGGGCTTGAGCGCGTCAGGGTCGGGCCCGGCCTTGTAGGCGTCCCTGAGCGCCTGCTCGCGCATCTCGGCCACGGCGAACTCGGCCGCTGCGCCATCGTCGGCTCGGTGTCTGCGCAGGATCGCATGCGGCCTAGGCGCCTTGCCGAGCTGCTTGAGGCGCTCCTCGAACGCGGGCGAGAGCCCCCCTCCCTTGTTGCGCCGCTCGACGGGGATCACGTTGCCCTCGGCGTCGAGGTAGCGAGAGACCGCCGATGCGAACACGCCATGCTCGACCGCGATGAGCATGCCTCGGCCGACCGCTTCGACCTTGCCGTCGTAGAAGACGATGGCGTCGTCGGCCTGGAAGCGGCGGATGCCCTGGCGGATCACATCGCGGTCGAGCCGGCGCAGGAAGCCCTCGCTGTGCTGGTCCTCGTAGCCGATCCTCTGGAGTGTCGAGGCAGGCATCCGCTGCACGCCGGCCAGACGGCTCCCGTTGTCTCGGTAGAAGATCAGCGCGTGGCGCTGGGAGCTGCCGAACTGGTCCGCGACGAGGGCCACGACCGCAGGTTCGTTCAGTCCCATGCCTAGCATCTCGTGGAACGCCTCGTCGACGCCGATGAGGCGGCCGTTGCGCGCGACCTCGGCGGGGAGCGGGACGACGACGGGCGCGGCCGAGCCTCCGCGATGCCTGTGCATGAGCCCGAAGTGTCCCTCGTCGAAGATGACGTGGTAGCGCCACGTCGGGACGTATCTCTCGAACAGGCGCACGACTATCATGTCGGCGGGCGAGGCGGCGGCCGCGCTGCTCGGGTGGTTGTGGAAGTTGGCGATGTAGTCCGCGCCGAGCTGGCGCCGGCGCGCCTCGAGCCTCTCGAACTCTCGCATCCAAAGATCGCGCATCGCCATGTTGTAGGCGTCGCTGCCCTGCTGCCTCGCGCGCTCGAGCTTGCGGGCGTCGCGCGGGGCGATCTCGAAAGCCGCTGTGCTAGACGGCAGACGCATCGTGGTCAGCTCGATATGGACGAGCGTGCCGTCTTCCTTGAAGTAGGCCGTCCCGAACTGCTCGAATGCGTCGTTCCTGCCGAATAGCTGCCCCAGCACGGCGAAGTCGAGGGGCGTCTCGACCTTGAGCTGTCGCGAGACCGCGCTGAGCGCGAGGTGGCGCTGGAGCTTCTCCAGCATCGCCAAGGCACCGTCACTCAGGTACGTGCCGCGCCCTCCGGCGAGCGTCTCCCAACTGGACGACCGCGGCTCGCCAGAGGCCGGACGCCGCAGGCGTCGCGCGACCTGATAGCGGCGGACCCAGGCGCGCTCATGGAGCTGCATGGCGATCTCTTCGGAGACCGCTCGCGCGTGTCGCAGCGCGTTCTCGTAGGCGGCCACGCCGAGCGGTCCGCTGTAGAGGTCGCTCGGCGGCGCCTCGTGGATCGGCTCCGGGCGCGCAGGCGGCGGCTCGGCCGCCGCGTAGCGAACATCGCCCCGGCGCCTCTCGTTCTCTCGCAGGTACGCCTGCATGGTCGGAGACACCTCGGGCGCAGGGCCCGCCTGAAGCGGATCCGCGGAGCCCGCGGTCAGGTCCTCGAGCACCTGCCGCTCTAGGCGGCGCGCCTCGAGATGGCCGACCGCGGCCGCGATGTCGGTCTCATCAAGGCCGCGGGCGGTGCCTAGGCGCTGCACGATCTCGGCCGAGACCTCGCTCGTCGGTCTCAGACCCAGCTCCGGCCGACGCGGATCCGTGTAGCCGACACGAGCCACCTGACTGGCGAGCACTCCGCGCGACCTGAGCGCTTCGCCAAGATCCGGCGCGGCCACGATCTCGCCGGAGCGCAGCTCTGCGGCGGGGACGTAGCCCGCCTCGGCGGGCGAGCGCGGCAGGCGCATGGCTTCGACCTCGCCCACGAAGGGCGTCGGCGTCCAGCCGCCGCTCTCGAGCACGGTCCGCACCCGCGGGTCGGCGAGCGCGGCCTGGATGTCGAAGCCCTCCGGGCGCTCGGCAAGCTGCGCGAGCAGCTTGCGCACCGCGCCGCGCTCGGCCTGCGGCACCTGCCGGTTGATGTGGACGCGCGCCCTCACGAGCTGGTCTTCGGTCGGCGGCTGAACCTTGTTCGGCGCCGGGGCCGCGGGCGGCGTCGCGGGCGGCGTCGCGGCCGGCGGGGCCGGTGTGGCCGGCGGGGCCGCGGCCGGCGGGGCCGGGCCCCGGCCGACGATGTCCGGCAGCTTCCCGGCCGACACCTCGGCGATGGCCTCGGTGCGGCGCGCGGTCGGGGCGCCGCGGCGGCGGATCACCTCGCCGACCCGGGCCTCCGGCGCGACGCCCCGCGTGGTCGCGATCTGGAGGCGCTCGGGCGCTCCCCCCTTCACGTCGAGCACCTGTCGCCCCATGGGGGCCGCGGGCTTGCCCGAGGGGAACTGATCGGCCAGGAAGCGCCCCATCTCGGTCTCGGCGAGCTTCGTCTCGGTGAACTCGCGGATGAAGCGCTCCTGGGCGCGCTGGACGGCCTCAGGAGAGAAGTTTCCGAGGTACTCCGGGTCTGACGTCGCCCTTTCTACGAACTCCGCCCGAGCGAGCTTCGCAGCGAGCTGCGTCTCCAGCTCGCTCATGCCGCCCTCGCGACCCTCGAACATGGCCCTGAAGGCGCCCTCGATGGCGCGAGCGCCGGCGCTCACTTCGGGCGAGAGCTGCCGCTCCCGCGCAGCAAGCTCGTGGAGCCGGCGGATCTCCGCGACGGCAACCTCGCGATCGGCGCCAGGGGTCGGGCTCGCGGCGCGCATCACGAGGTCGAGGGCCCGGAATCCGAGCACCATGGCGCCCGCGCCCCAGAGGTCTTCCCTCGTGGGGAGGCGCCCCTCGAGCCCGGGCGCCAAGCCGGCGAAGGTGGCGTACTCGCCGGCCAGCCGCAGGAGCGCGTTCGGGATCCTGTGGGTCGCGCCCAGCGCGGCGCCCGTTGCGAGGCCGCGCGCCGCGTGTGCCACGATGGCCCCGGGGTCCTCCGGCGCCTCGCCGAACGCCTGCTTCAGCCCCTCGCGCAGGCCCTCGCCGGTCCCGAACAGAGCCCCGGCCTCGGTCATCGCGCGGACCAGCGCCGCGCGCCCGCCGGTGGCCCCGGTCGCCGCGGCCAGCCGCCGCCCGACGCCAACGCTGCGCGCGATGAGCCCCCCGGGGACGAAGAACGTCGGGAGGTCGCCCGCCAGCATCCCGGCCGTCAAGGCGAGCGCGTCGGCCGCGATGTCGAGCCCCGGTCGCTCGATCCCCGCCGCCGCTCGCGCCTCGTCGAACGCGCGCACCCGCTCCGCCATGCCGGGCGCCTCGGGTCTCCCGTGAGCGATCACGCCGGGGAACGCCTGGCGGCGCTCGAGACCCTCGACACCAGGGCGCGTCATGTGCCTGAGCGCCGGAGCGAAGATCGACTCCGAGAGGCCGGCCGAGAAGCCGCCACCTAGGCGTTCGAGCAGCGAGGGCTCGCTCTGCGCGACCAGCCGCCAGATGGCGTCGGGGTCGACGGCGGCGCCCGCGGCGACGCCCGGAGCCTGAGCCTCAGGCTCGAGGGGTCCGAGAATGGCGAAGGGCGAGGCCACCTAGGCGGCGAGGTTACCGAAGCCCGGCCTGTTCGCTGCGGGCTCGGGTTCGCGAACCGGCGAATCGTTCCTCGACCGAGCGACGAATCGCCTCGTTGAGGTCGCGGGTCTGCCCAGACCAGATTTTGTGTAGCGCCGACAGCCCCACCTCGGGGACCGCGCGCACGCCGGACAGCGCCCAGTCGAACGCTTCGTCCGGGCGCGGCACCATGTGCGCGGTCGGCGGCGGCGCAACGCCCGAGGGCGGCAGTGCATACGCGCCGGGAGGGATCGGGATCGTGGTGCCCGCCGCCAGCGGCGGGGCAGCGGGCGTCGCCCGCGGCGCGTTGGGGGCAGCGACGCTGGCGGGCGGCACGGCCAGCTCTTCCTGGGAGACGAACCCGAGGTCGATCGCGGCCGCTCCCACGCGGCGCGCCTGCTGGAGGTCGCGACTGGCGAGCGCCGCGAGCGCCTGCGCCGCCTGCCCGTGGCGCACAAGGTCGGGGCTCACGCCGGCAGCGGCGGCCTGCTGAAGCTCGGCGATGAACTGGTCCGCGAACGCCTTAGGCTCCATGCCCATGAGCGGATCCGCGCTCAGCCCGATGTCGGCACCCGGAGCGCCGCCGGGCACCGGCGCCCCCGCTGCCGGCTCCGACCCCATGAGGAGACTCTCGAGCGCCGAGCCCGTCGCGCGACCCTGGAAGGCGCGCTCGGCCACGGAACCGCGGATCTCGAGGAGGCGCTGAAGCTCAGGGTCGTCCGGCGCCGCCCCCGCGGCCGTGCGCTCCGCGATCATCTGCTCGATCTGTCCTGCGGGCGTGAGGCTGCCGGCGCCAGCGAGCAGCGCGGCGCGCTGCGGCGGCGGGATCGTCCCGATCAGCGCAAGCGTCTCGGGCGAGAGCGCGCCGGCCAGGTGAGGCGGCAGCCCGCCGCCGCCTAGCGCGAAGCGCACCGCGTCCTGCACGGCCTGGTTCCGCTGCGCGATGGCGAGCTGTCCCTGCGACACGCCGAGGTGGCCGCGGGAGATCGACTCCGAGGCCATGTTGTGACGGACCGCCTCGTCGACCTGGCGACCTAGGATGCTCAGCCGCGTGCCTTCGTGGGCGATGTTCGCGTCGCCGTGTCGCTCCTGGATGTCGAGCGCGCGCGTGGCGCGGTCGGAGCTGACGTCGAACTGGCGACTCTGCTCGCTCAGCGCGCGGTTGCGGTAGTCCGCGAGCGCGGCCTCCGCCGCCGCCGCACTCTGCTGCGCGGCGCGCGCCAGCGAGGTGCGCTCCTGCATGTCTCGCAGCTCGTATGCCCGCGCGAGCGCCTCGAACAGCCCCATATGGGTGGCCCCTTCTCGCCTAGTAGGGGTAACGCCTCGTCGTCCCTCCGAAGGGCGCCGAAACGAGCGGAGAAGCACCGAACGACGAGGGCGCCACGGAAGAGAACGGATTGGTGTAGATGCTCGGAGAACCGACGTCGAGGTTGAGCGCCGGACTCCCGAGGAACCCGCTGAAGTTCGTGAGCGCGGGGCCGTACCCCGTGCTGGTCCCCACCCCGCCACCGCCTCCGCCACGGTCTCCGCCTAGGCCGAGCATGCCGACCAGCGCGAGCGAGTTCCCGAGGTCCGCGACCGCGTCGCCGATGTAGGCGTTCGACGGGAACGGGATCGAGGCCATGACGCCCGGATACGGGTTGCCGGCGATCTGCCCGGTGAACCCGCCCACGAGGTTCGCGTAGCGGTTCGCCCTGTTCTCGAACGCGGTGAGCGCTCGCTGGATGCCGATGTCCCTCAGCTCGCGCGGCACGGCCGCCGCCTGGCGCCCGAGCTGGAGGCGCGTGAAGGGGAGCGTCTGCACCGCCGGAGCGAGACCTAGGCCACGCACCATGCTGCCGAACGTGTCGTTGTAGGCGTTGTAGAACGTCTGGTTGACCAGGTCGGTCTCTCGGGTCTGGAAGTCCCGGACCTGGTCGCCGTACACGGGCAGGAACGAAGCGGCTCCGGAGAGCCCGCCGAGCACGCGCGAGGCGTCGCTGCGGAACTGCTCTCCGGCGAAGCCCGCCGCCTCGCGCGCGTTGAGGCGGATCGAATCGAGCACGGGACCGAGGAGAGGGTTCTGGCGCGCCTGACCAGGCAGGAACTCACCGGCGAGCAGGCTGCCTAGGAAGTCGCTCGCCGCGGTCTCGAACGTCGGCGGCTGCGCCGCGTGCGACTTGATCGCGTCGAGGAACGCCTTCTCCTCGGGCTTGAGCTTCGCGTAGAAGGCGCCGACATTCTGCTGCTCGGGGGAGCCCAGGAAGCTCAGCCCCTCCTCCTCGAGGAGCTGATTCACGCTGTCCTTGAGGGCCGCGAGGTTGTCGCCCCCGAAGATCATGCCCAGCGGGCCGAGCATGCCGGCCGGCGATCTCAGGAAGTCGAGCTGCGCCTCCTGCGCGTTCGCCTGCTGGTTGCCGGAGTAGGCGGAGCCGGCCGCGGAGAGGCCGGCGCCGAGGCCCACGATGAGCAGCGTGGTCCACGCGACCTGGTACTCCGGGTCGTTCGGGGCCATCGCCGCGATGGCGGCATACGCCACGGCGTTGCACGCGAGCGCTAGCAGTCGACGCGGGCTCATGCGCGCTCCCCCTGACCTCCGCTCTCTGCCTGATCCTCGCGCAGGTCCATGCGGCCGGCGACCGCGTAGACCTTCCAGCCGCGCTTGAGGTAGGTCTCCAGCGAGCGCTTGTTCTCGACGTGGCCGCTGCCGAGCCAGGAGTCGAATCCCTCTTCGCGCAGAGCCGCGCGCATCGCCCGCAGGAGCGGGTCGGCGTACCCCTTGCCACGATGGTCCGGGTGGACCACGGAACCGAGGCCGGCTGCGCAGCGCCCGAACCCCGTGTCCCAGGGCACGTCGATGCCGGCGGCGAGCGACATCGCGACCACCTCGCCGTCGACTTCGACCGCGAGACACACGCCAGGGCTGCGTCCGCTCACGACGGCGTCGAAGCTCCGGACGTAGTACCAGAGCGTGCGATGGGTCGGCAGCATCTCGCGGATGCCCATGGCGTTCGCCTCCTCGAGGAAGCGTCGCCACAGGAACCTGAACGTGTCGAGGTCTTCCGGCCGTGCCCTGCGAATCTGCATCGCCTAGGCGCCCCCTAGGGGTCGAGTTCTAGCACACGCTCGACCACCTGAACCCCGGTCTTGCGGAACCCATGCGGGCAGCGACGCACGCCGCCGCGCAGGCTCCGCAGCCCGTTCTTCTCGAGCCAGTCGTCGAGGGCAACGTTGATCAGGTGCGTCGCGTGTGAAGGCGTCCCTTCTCTGACCCAGTAGAGCAGCATCGCGCCCTCAACCGGCGAGACCGCGCGGACGTAGACCAGCCCGTCCAGGCGCCGGAGCCCGTCCGACGAGCCGTCCTCGCTCGCGTGGTTCGCGATCAGCGCGAGACAGTCCGCGCTGTCGAGGATCGGGAGCACCGGCACGCCGGCAGGCACCACGACGCCAGCCTCTCGCACCGCCTCGAGCTGGAACGCTGCGATCGGGCCGCGCTCCTCGAAGGGAACCCACTCGACGACGTACTCGACCCCCACCAAGCCCTCCTCCCCTTTCTACCAGGGGACCCAGCGCTCGAAGCGGAGCATCGCGCGCAGCGGGTTCGCGCCGTTGATGGTGCGCGTCGTCGTGGTCGCGACGAGCGAGATCGAGTTCGCCGTGATCGCCGTCCCGACGACGTACTCGATGCCGACGTTGCCGCCACCGGCGCCCGAGTGGCGCGTGCCCAGCACGGTCCAGAGCACATTGGGGTCGGACGCAGCGCCGACCTCCGCGCTGAGGTTGTGCTCGACGACGACCGCCGGAAGGCCTGCGTGGTCGAAGGTGACGGGGACGATGATCGACTCCGAAACCCTGCGCTCGACCGGGTCGCGCTCTCGAAGCACCGCGATCAGTCGACGGCCCCAGCGCGCCCAGCCGCGATGCTCCTCGGCGCTCCCCACGTAGTCGTCGGGGATCGGCCAAGCGGGCACGCCTGCGCTCACCGGACGCCCCTCCAGCGGAACCACGCGGTGATGCCGTCCACGACAAAGTCCGCATCGGGCTGCTCGTGGACGATTCGGTGCGCGAAGTAGTGCGCCGACTTGTTCACCCAGACACGCGGCCTGCGCTCGCTGTTGGGGTCACCGGGCACGCCCAGCACCTCGATGCCGAACGGCCCGACCCAGGTGACGTCCTCCCCGTTGTTGGAGAGCCCGACGTAGACCTGCGCGCCTTCCATGCCGCGCGCGCACTCGATGTCGGCCCAGCCGTATCGCTTCAGGCCAGGCACGCCTAGGTCGGAGAGCGGCAGCGTGATCTCGCAGCGCTTGGTTGCGCCGTCGTGGTTCGTGCCGCCGTTGATCCTGTACACGGCCCCGCCGTGATCCCCAGCGACCAGGATGGGCGTCTTCTTCGTGTGTCGCTGATTGACGATATCGTTCACAGAGTTGACGATGCGCTCGTCCTGGTTCACGACACCGTCGTCCTCGGCGAGGACGTACTTGCCGATCGCGCCGAAGCCGGGCAGCGGGCGCGACCACTTCGCCTCGTTCACGTCGAACGCGAACGTCGATGCGTTGCGGTCGTCTCTCGTGTTGCTGGGGACCGACAGTAGGTAGCGCCCGCTGGTCTCGTCGTAGCGCGACGCGACCAGCGGCTTGTTGTCGTCGTTGAGCATCGGGTAGATCAGGTCCTTGACCGGATCCCCGATCGGAGCCGCGCGCACGCCGTCGTAGCTGTAGAGGTTGTCCTCGCCGAGGAAGACGATCTGCTGGTCGCGGATATTCTGGATCGAGCCTGCCGCGATGCAGCCCACATCGGAAATCCTCTGGGCGATCCCGAACCAGAACGGGCTGCCTAGGTAGCGCATGGCATAGATCGCTCGGTCGGTGAACACCACGAGCAGGTCGCCGAGCTGCCCCAGCCCGGTGATCTCCCCTGCGCCAGGGAGGAGCCGCGCGTAGCTGTGGCGCCAGCGCTCGCAGTCGAGCGGGATGCTCCACGCGACGCCGCGCTCGTGGACCACGGCGCCCTTCTTGAAGTAGCCGAGAATGAGGTGCTCCTTGAACTCGAGCACGAAGCGGGCCCAGTCGAACGTCGGGCTCAGCGGATCGCTCTCGGGGTCGTCGTCGTCGATGAATGAGAGCGGCGCCAGCCTGCCGGTGCCTCCGTCGTACTGGAGCACCGCGTCGATTCCGTTCGTGATGATGAGCCGACGCCCCGGAGAGTCGTATCCCCACTGCGCCGCGCTCCACGAGTTCAGCCGAGCTAGCTCGGGCGGAATCACGGCCTGCCAGACGCGGATCAGTGTGTATGCCTTCGGCCCGCCGCCGAGCGCCTTCGGGTAGTTGTATTTCAGCTCGATCGTGGTCGCGTTCGTGGCCGAGTCGACCTCGGTCCAGTAGGAGTCGGGGTCCTCGTCGAGCTTGAAGAGCCACCGCTCCTGGACCGGCAGCGGCCAGGCAGACCCGTTCCAGCCCGTGCCGGCCCCGGTCACGAGCGAAGTGGCTCCAGCACTGCCGACGCCGATCGTCGAGATCGTCCCGGTTGTGTAGATCGGGTTGATGTGGTCCGTGTAGTCCGCGCGCCGCGTGGCGAGGTCGAAGCGGTAGACCATGCGGGGCGTGCCTAGGATGAGGCGCTCGTCGTCCGGCGAGACGTAGTGGGCCTCGACCAGGTTCACCTGGCAGGTCTGCGTGGAGTCGCCACCCACCGAGCCTAGGCGACCGAAGCTCATCCGGAACTGCGGCCTCTTGCGCACCGCGGCCATGGCGACATCCGTCTGTGACGGGTCCCCGAACTGCATCGTGGGGTAGGAGGCCCCGCCGAAGAACGTGATCTTCCGCATCGAGGCGGGCGCGCCGCCCACGACGGCGATGTCGTCGATGCGCGTCCAGAAAGACTCCGGATCCCCTTCGAGCTTGAACTCCCACGCCCGATACGGGTTCGCGCCTGAGTCGCCGAACACCATGCTCGCCGGGTCGAACCCGTACAGCTCCCAGTACGCCTCGCTGCCGCTCAGGTAGAAGATCGCGCCGCGGGAGAACTCCCCCGAGAACGGCGGCGAGAGCAGGTCGGGGAGCAGCGCCTCGAAGCCCCCGGCCTTCTCCGCTCGCAGCCGGCGCGGCGCCATTCCGTCCGAGTCCCACCACTTGCCAGGGTCGGTGAGCGTCTGCCGGATCGTGCGGTCGATCCCGCCGCCGACCGACCGGATCTCGTAGGGCTGGTACTCGGCGGATCCGACGAGCGCGGTCCGCCTGGCGCGAGAGCGGCGACTGGTCGGAGGGGTTCCTGCGCTCACGACGACGGATGGTGCATGATCGTGGCGTTGATGAACGCCGCGTTTGCCTGGCCGGCGACCAGATCGCCGCAGATAGAGACCTGGTTGCCGTCGGCGAACACCTCCGCGCGGACGTTGAACTGCCCACCCGGGACGAACAGCGCGCCGCCTAGGATCCACGCTTCTCCGAGCAGCGTAGCCCCCGTGTTCTGGCGGAGCCGCACCGGAGTGTGCGTCTGCATCGTGAGGCCGCCGGGCGTGACGTACTCGGCTCCGATGGAGTACTTGAAGCGCGCCGTGACGCCGCGCTCCGAGCCGGAGGCGTTGAGCACAGGGATCGCGTAGCGCATCCGGATGCTCACCAGCGGAGAGAAGTCGCGCCTCGTGAAGCCGGAGAGAGAGACCGTCGCCCCAGGCCCGACCTCGGTCCACGCGGAAGCCGCGATGTTGGCCTGGAGAGCGGACGAGGTCACCTCTTCGTAGGTGACGCCCTGGATCAGAGGCATGTGCCCGACGCGGTATGCCTCGAGCCCGCCGCCCAGGTCGCGCCAGCTCCACAGGTCGCGGTTGTGCGAGAGGCCCAGGCGCCCCGACCAAGCGGCCGGGGGATACACGCCCGCGGCTCGTAGGTTCGCGGCGGTGTCGACCGCGGGCAGCGCCGTGCCCGGCTTCATCTCGCCCGCCTTGGGATCGTCGAAGTGGACGTGCGAGCGCTCGAGGAAGGTCTTGAGCTGTAGCCTGGTCTCTCGGATGAAGTCGTCGAGCTGCTTAACCTTGATGACGTCGCCGTCCGGCTCGCTGTCGTCGAGCGGGATCGGCGCGTTGTTGCCGGTCGGATTCCCCAAGGCCCCCTCCCCCTCTCTCGGCGTAGCCTAGGCTACGCCTTGCCCCAGAAGGGATACCCCATCTCGCGCGAGGTTCCCCTCTCTGCCACGCGGAGCCGCGGCACCAGCGACCCGGATCGCTCCAGCTCGCGGACCTTGGCGTCCTTCTGGAGCGCCAGAGCGCGGTTGCTCATCGACTGCGAAAGCTGCGAAGCCGAGTCCCACATCTCGAGCTTGATGAGCGCCTCGCGCACGATGTAGTCGCGCACGAGAAACGGGTCGAGCCGCGAGATGAAGTCCTCGTAGGAGGACACGTCTCCATCGGGCAGGTCCTCCAGGTAGAAGTAGGCGTGCGCGCGAAGCGGGGTTTCCGCGCTCGGCTTCGGGTAGCAGTCCACCGTCACGAGGCCGGACCCGTCCGGAGACCAGGTCATGTGGAACGCCTCGGGCACCCCGCTGGCGCCTAGGTCGTAGCGCTCCACGATGTCCTCGTACTCCATGCGCTCGAGCGGCACATGATCTCCGTTCGCCCCCTCGACGCGCCAGAGGTCGCCGCGCTTCGACCGGAACGCCTTGAAGGTGGCGGGCATCACGAGCCTCCGGTTCCCCGCCTCGAGCTTGAAGGTCGTCCCGATCGCGTCCTCGTCGGGGTAGAGCTTGAGCGCCTCGGGGAAGTCGTAGAGGCGCTGGATCTCGCGCCGCCCGCCGTTGGTCCACGCGCGCTGCCAGTTCGTGATCTCCGCGAACTGGGCGTTCAGGAAATCGAGCGCCTCCTGTTCGATCTTCTGGTAGTTCAACGCCCTCCCTCCGCCTTGCTCAAGTGCCGCGCTCTTCGTCGGGCCCGGACGTCACCGGGACCCCGGTGGCCTGCGCCATCGCGATCTGCTGCTTGTGGATGCGCGTCAGCTCGCGCCGCATGCCGCGAAGCTCCAGGCTGTTCCAGATGCTCAGGCCGACCGCCACGAGCAGCAACACGAACACCCCCCTGCTGCTGATTCGGATGGTTAGCCCGCCGTCGCCGTTGGCGCCGTTGGATCTCTGGACTTCCACGTGCGAGATCGCGTCCTTGACTAGGCTGATCGGAGAGGTCACACGCAGTCCCCCGCCACGCCCGGGCTCTGGTTCGTGATCTGCGCTCCATTGAGTAGCGTGCATCCGTCGATCGAGCCCGCCTCGACCGTGTCTCGAACCAGCACGTCGGCACCCTGCGAGCCGCCGTCCACCTCGAAGCCATCGACGATGAGCTGGTCGATTCTGTGCGCGTCCGCGGCGAGCGCGCAGTAGTTGTTCGAGTCGACTGCGACCCGGACCTCCTCCATGCGAAGCACGCCGATGTCCCTGGGCGACGCCGACGTGGGCATGAGCTGCAAGGCGCCGGAGGTCGCCACGTCCTGTAGGCAAGGTCGCGCGAAGTCCACGTTGCGGAGGTACATCTCGCTCGGCCGGCTGGGCTGGCTCTCGTTGCGCGTCGAGAGCCCGGCCCCGAGCGACTCCACGTATCCGTTGAGCGCCTTCCCGGACCACACCCAATCGAAGATGTTGAGCCCGGTCCCACCGTCGATCCCGGTGGCCCACCAGTGCGGCTTTGTGAGATCCTGGGTCATCGAGAAGTCGTAGAAGGTGGTGCGCGGGCTGCGCATCGTGAAGCCGGTCGCCGTGTTCTTGTGGGTCGTCCAGCCGACGAAGATGTCCTGCGTGCTCTCGAACGCAGGGACGTCCCCGACCGAGACGCCCGCCAGATTCCCGGTCTCGATCGAGTATTTCGTCGAAGCCTCCACCTCGACGCGGATGACGCCGATCGTCCTCGAGATCCGGCTGATGTGCATCCCGTGGCCGGCCTGGGTCGTGGTGTTCGGCCCGGGATCGGTCCCCCAGCTTGCGTGGCACCCGACGAATGGCTGCGTCGCGCCGAAGGCGGTGCGGTCCGAGCAGCCAATCCGCCGGAACACGAGATCCGCGAACCCGCCCTGCTCCAGGTTCTCGACGATCAGGCCGGCGTTCGGCCAGTCGAGGAAGTCGACGCGCGCGATCCCCTGGCGCCGCTTCAGCGCATTGGCAGGGGAATTGAACGAAACCGCAGTGTGGAGGTTCCCCCCGGCGCATCGCTTCGGGGAGAGCCCGACGCTCACCTGCTGCGGAACGCAGTTGACGCTCATCTGTGCCGACAGCCTTCGGCCATCGAACGTGAGGTCTCGGATCGAGAAGTAGTCGGGCGTCGCGTCGTTGTGGATCAGCGCGTGCGTCGCCTGGCCGTCCTCTCGGTACGCCAGGATCGTCGCGCCGCGGCCGGCCCCTCGGATGCGCAGCCCCCTAGGCAACAGGGTGGCTCGCATCCTAGAGCCGTCGATCTGTAGGCCCGAGTACGTCCCGGCGGGCAGCCGCAGCTCGCACCCGTCTAGGCCGTCGCAGATGCCGAGCGCGGCCTCGATGGCCGCGTCGTCGCTCCCGATCGGGGAGACGATCGGGAGCGTGTGAAGCCTCCACGCATCCTCGATCGCCTTCTTCACCTCGGCGGATGCGGCATCCATGGCCGGAACGTTCCCGGCGAACAGCACGCAGTCCGCAGGAGGGTTCGCAGCGTCCGGCGCAGTGCAACTGGGCTGGTACCAGTCCCACGGCTCGACCTGGGCCTGCCAGACGCCCCATAGATCGGCCCAGGTGAACCCGTGCTCGACCGCCTCGGCCATCGCGATCTTGCGGATGTCGGACCCGCGCTCGACCGCGGTGACGTAGTCGACGCCTCCGTGCGTGCCGTAGACCGGGGGAGGGATCAGCACCACTGCCGCGCGCCCCGAGTCTTCGATCGCCTGAAGCACGTCGTGCATGCTCTCCGCGTAGGAGTCGATGCCGGTCGTGGTGCTGCAAGTGCGGATGTCCCACTCGCAGAGCTGGCTGCCGCCGGATGCGCCGTAGAGCTTCGCGTCGTGAGTTCCCCAGCCGACGACGACGACGTCAACGTCCGGGTGCTGCGCGATGGTGTTCGCGTAAGAGCAGGTGGTCGAAGCCGCGTCGGCGCACCCGCTGGCGAGGCCGGCATCGAGGAACCGCGATGCGCCGGCCGCGGCCGTCTCCCCGGGCTTCCCGCGGTCGATCCTCGCCCACTCCGCAGGGAACAGCGACCCGTAGTCCCACCCCTGGGTAATCTCGTCGCCGAACCCGAGCACCTTGAGCGGCTCGGGCTGCCCGCCGCAGCCACCCTCGACCTCGCACGCAGCACCGAGCCAGTACGACTCGTTGAGCGGGACCTTCGCCGATAGCAAGTGCGTGTAGAGCCTATACAGGCCCGCGGTCGTGTTCGCGTCGTCCGCAACGGTGATGGGCCCGAAGAACCATCCCGTGCGGGGCACGATGCCGGGGCTCACCCGATCGCCGACCTCTTCCCACTGCCCGAACTCGCCGTTGTCGACCCTCGTGATGCGCAGGCGCGCTCTCAGGCGATCATCCTGCCGATGGTCGAAGCACATCTCGACCCGGCATAGCGAGTCGATGCAGTCCTTCAGCTTCATGGCGCGACCGGCGACGCGCGGCGCGTTCAGCGGGTCGGACCCTGTCCACCAGTCGTTCCCTGCGGAGTTCTGGGGCGCGAGCCGGAAGTCCGCAAGCGCCGGGTCCTGATCCTGCTGTGCCGTCCCGTTCACGTTCAGGACGGGCGCGAGGTTGTCGAAGGTGAACTCGACGTTCGGCGCGCCGGGCGTGCCCTGGTTGTCCTGAGGCCCGCTGGTGGTGAAGATCGCGCGCCACGAGGGCCCCTTGTGCGCCGCGCCCGGGCTCGAGTCGGGGATGCACGGCGACCCGCCGTCGGCGCAGCCCTCCTTCGGCGGCTTCGTGCCGGCCGAATACTGGACGTAGGCACGGCCGCAGTAGGTGCGATCCTCGAACGTCTCGTCGAACCAGTCGTACAGATAGACGCTGGTCGGCCCGCCCTCCATGTTGACCTGCAAGAGCCTGGAGACCTGGGGCAGGCCCACGGACGATCCCGTCACGGTTCGGTAGCGCTTCGCATTGCCGGTGTCCCACACTGCGTTGAACCCCGGATGCCTGCACGCCTGCGGCGTGTCGACGTTCGGGAACAGCGCCTTCAGCCTAGGCTCGGGTCCGGTCGTCCACTGGAGCGAGTCGTTCATCCAGCCGCCTAGGCCGGTCTCGTGGTACGGCGTGGTGTCGCGATCGAGCTTCTCCGCGCAGGTGACGACCGTGCTCGGGTCGGCGTCGGACATCAGGTCGCACGCGCGCTGCTCGTAGCTCGAGCCGCACGAGGCCCCCGTAGACGTAGGCGTCACGGTGTAGGTGGCGGTGATGAGCACCGCGTTCGCCGCGTTCGCGGGGTTGGTCAGGTCCGCCAGCAACGAGTAGGTCTGCGGGGTCAGGCCCGAGGCGTTGAAGGCGTAGGTCACCGCGATCGACTGGCCGGGCGCGAGCGTCGCCGTCTGGTTCGTGATGCTGGCGAAGGGAGCCGCCAGCGCGGAGCGCGGCGTGATCGAGTACGTACCTGTGGCGCCGCCGGTGTTGGTCACGGTCAGCGTCCGCGTCGGCGATGAGGGCTGCCCGACGACGCTCGACGCCGAGAACGAGCTGGGCGACACCTCGAAGAACGCCGCGGGCGCAGGAGCGCCGCAACCGACACGCTCGGCGCTCACGACCAGGTCGTCCACGTCCAGCGTCCCGCCGGACTGGTAGTTCTGGACCTTCATGAAGTTCACGCCGTAAGTCGTCTCGTCGCGGATCTGCAACCCGGGGAACGGCGATCCCGCGCCCGTGATCCAATCGCCCGCGGCGTTGAACGATCCCGTGGGAGCGCCCGGCCTGAAGTGCTCGACGAGGAGGCCGTCGATCCAAGCCGCGATCTCCCCGTCGGTTCCGGCCGGCGTCGTGTTCGGCTTGACCATCACCTCGACGCACCGCCAGGCCGTGCCGGGAGGGTTGGAGTACGAGGGGATGGGCGCCGACAGGAACGACCGACCGAAGTATCCGGCGCCCTCGGTCCCGGGGCCTAGGAACGCCGGACCGGCCATGCCGACGAAGTTCGCGTAGAAGTCGAGCTGGCTGTCCGGCCGCAGCTCGTAGGCGAATGTGAACAGCTTGCTGCCGTCGCCTCCGAATGCAGGATCGCGGTACCCCTTCCAGCCCGAGTCGCCCTGAGGGAACACTGTCGGAGGCGAGTAGCCGCCCACGACGATGCCAGGGTGGCCCGCGCTCGAGCCGGCCCCGTACCTCAGCCAGACGCGCATGTAGATGCGGCCGTAGTCCTGCGGCAGCCTCTTGTAGAGGTACGACGACCCGTTCGCCGCCATGCGGATCGCCTGTCCGTCTGCGGCCCCCGGCCTGGTGTTCCCAGCGCCGGTGATGACACTGATCCCGGTCGTCCCCTGGCAACAGCTCCCGAAGTGGCTCGCGATCGTCCCTACGTTGGCCGCGTCGAACCTCTCTTCGAAGATCGCGCCGGTGCCGACGGGGCCGGTCTCGTCGTCGTCCGAGGGTCCGTAGCACCCCGAATCGCTCGGGTAGTCGACCTGCTCGTCGTCGTCGTCGTCGGTTCCGTTGTTGCAGCGCGGGTTCTCCTTGGTCCCGGCTGCGTCCGGGCACCCGGGATCGGCCGCGTCGACGAGCGTGTCTCCATCGTCGTCGAGCGTGTTCGAGCACACGGCCTGCACGCTCCCGTGCTCGCTCTGGTCGAAGGGGGAGGAGCAGTCGGCGTCGACGCCGTCGACGGCCCCGTCCGCGTCGTTGTCGAGCCCGTCGCTGCACTCCGGCGACTCGCTCGGCGAGTCCGGGCTCGCGCAGCCGGGGTCGCTCGGGTAGTCGCGCAGACCGTCCCCGTCGTTGTCGAGACCGTCGCGGCAGGCCGGCTCCGGGGCGGGCGCCTCGACGACAATCTGAACCTGGGCCGTCCCGCAGCCGACGCCGGCTTCGTCGCAGACGCGCGCCCCGATGGCGTAGAGCCCTTCCGTGTAGGATCCGCACGGCGCCGCGTTGAACTGCTTCCCGCTGTGACCGTGCTGCGTCTCGAACGACCCGTCGCCGTTGCAGTCGAAGTCCCAGACCACGGGGACCGTGCCGCCGAGCGCAGAGAGCCCGAGCACGGGGGAGAAGGGCGCGACCCCGACCGGCGAAGGGAGCACGGCGGCGAACGCGATGCTCATCGCCGCCGCCTCCGTCGCCGTCACCGCCTTGCCGTAGGTGACCGCCGGGAGCTTCACGTTCCCGACCTTGTGGTAGACGATGATCGTGTCGCTCACCGTGCCGGCGACGTTCCTCTGGCACACATTCGCGAGGTCGTACTCGGTGCGGCAACCGTCGCCGTCGTTCGGGTTCGCATCGACGAGGTCGCCGCCAGTTTCGACCGTGTCGCTGGGGGCCTCGGGGGTTTCGGCGCAGATCGTTCGGACGAAAAACTTTCGCAGGCGGCAGTCGTGCTCGATGCCTAGGCTGTGACTCGTGAGGCTCGGGACCATGCCTCCGTTCGTCTGCGTCGTCTGGACCTCGAACGAGGTGACCTGCGCAGGCACCAGCAGCCCGCGCGCACCGTGAGCCGCGCTGGCGAGCGCCAGCGTCAGCGAGGCAAGAAGGGCCCAGGCCGCCTGCCGCATCAGTTCCACCCCCTGATCCAGCAATTGTCTCTCAGCGCCGTCGCGCCGTTCGTGATCGTGGGCGCTGTGTCGACCTCGACGTGGGCCAGCACCCTGAGCGCGGCCACCTGGCCCGCCGGGAACACCACGGCGCCGCGCGTCACCTGCTCGTAGGCATACCCGAGTTCAGTGAGGTGGCGCTCGGTCTGCGTGTCGTCCACCCAGCGGATCCTGCCCGTCTGCCCAGGCGTCGCGGTCACATTCGCCCAGGTCGTCGCATCGCCGAGCACCGACTGCTTCTGGAGGATCGTGTCGATCGCGTCGTCCTCGTCGGCGTTCGTGACCTCCTGGTCTTCGAGGACGCACCCGAACTCGTTGATGTAGAGCGGCCTCGACGAGTCGACCGGGATCCAGACGGACAGCTCGCTCGAGCACGCCGCCGCGCCCGCGCCGGACGCCAGGAAGCAAGCGTTGTTGGTAGTCGGGCTCACCCCGACGATCGAGGTGGCGAGCGAGATCGCATTCCGCGACGCGCCGGCGCCGACCGATCCGCGCCACACGAACGGCTGAGAGTCGACGCGGCGACGGAAGAGCGTCGGCCCCTGGTAGGTATAGACCTCTCCGAATGCCTCGACCTCTCCCCGGAAGCCCTCGATGTCGAGGGAGAGCATGTTGGGCCCGAACGGGGTGATGTTGCACCCGAAGCTGCTGCCGCCGGTCACCCGCCCGCGGTAGTCGCCGTTGATCTCCGTCACGTCCGCGTCGAAGAGGATCCCTCCGTTGCCGCCGAATACTCCGCATCCCTCGTCGACCACGTCCACATTGATGGAGTGCTGGAGGTCGCGGACCATGAAGAACATCGGCGCGTCGCTCCAGGCGGCTCCCGACCCGGTCGTCGCGCGGATCCGCATGTCTGCCGCATTGGCGTCGATCAAGAACACGACGTCGTCTTCGGTCCCCGTCCCGAGCTGGTGGGCCGCAGCGCTCATCGCCACCGTCGAGGCGACGAGCGAAGCGCCCCCGCAATTCTGGAGCTGCGAGTTGAGCACCTGGATGTACGCGTTGTCGGCGCCTGCGCTGGGTCGGTTCGTGCCCAGGCCAAGGCACATGTTGTTGGCCCGGGTGCGGTCTCCGACGCCAAGGAACCTCGAGTTCATGATCTCGATGGCGGCGTTGTCCGCGGCCGATTCGTGCTCGAACACGTAGCCGGTGGCCTCGAAGACGCTGTTCACCACCGTGAGCTGCGCGCCGGTCCCGCCCTGCCGATCGTAGTGGTACGAGCGCGCGCTTCCGCCCTCCTGGCCCGCCTGCACGTTGCTCAGGAGCACCTTGCCGATGGCGTTGGCATTCGTGTCCGCGGTCTTCACCAGGGCGAGGACGGTCTCGTCGGTATCCGACGAGCCCTCGATCCGCGCGTCGGCGATCTGAAGCGTCGAGTCGTGCGCCCAGTTGTTGAGGAGGATCTGGAACACGGCCTTGACGCCATTGTTCACGGCCGCGGCGCCCACCGGGTCGATGGTCGCCCCTGCGAGCGAGATCGTGAGGTGCTGCGGCACGGTGCCTAGGTTCGGCAGGACCGCGTAGAGCGTCCCGTTGTACGTCCCGGGAGCCATGCGGCAGTCGCGCGCGGCGACCGCGGTCTCGATGCAGGTCTTCAGCTCCGCGAGCGACGTCGCGGTCGACGTGAACGGGCTGGGGACAGAGACCCTGGTCTCGCCGCCCACGTCCGACACCGTGACCCCGCCGCCGACGAAGTCGACGCGCGCGCGCTCCGTCACTGCCGCGCCCTCGTCCTCGAAGACCAGCGACACGCGCAACTCGGTCTCGTTGTTGCCCGCGTCGTTGACGCAGTCCACCATGGGACCTAGGCAGTTCAGCGCATCCTGCTGCGCGATCGGGATCCCCTCGTTGGCGATGACGTGGCCCTCGACCCCGAGCGAGACGCCAGTGTTGAACCACTGGTTGTTGGTCCCGGGCGAGATCGAGGCCCACAGGGACGGCGAGTCCGGCCCCGTCGTCGTGGCGTGTAGGCAGACCGCGCATTCGCAGGTCACGGCCCCGGTCGGGGAGCCCGTCGGGGCCTTCGTCACGCAGCCGGCGTTGTCGAGCCGGAGCCACTCGTTCACGATCTTGTCGAGGCCCTCGCTCTTGGTCGTGGGAGGCGCGCCTCCCCAGTCCGCGGGGTCTCCGGGGGCATACGCCTCGGCATTCGCGCCTCCGGTTGTCAGGCGCGGAGGGCCAGCCGCGTGCGATGCCGCGTGCGCGAGGAGCGTCAGAAGCGCGACGAGCAGGCTGCGCATGGAGCCTCCCTAGGAGCGGTTGCAGGTGAGGACCACGCGCGCGACGTTGCCCGCGCCGGGCGCGTTCACCTCCTCGACCCAGAAGTAGGGGCGCTTCGGCGAGATCCCGTAGAAGCTCGAATCGTTCGCCGTCACGCCGTTGCCGTCCTCGTTGCTCCCGCAGTCCCCGGTCGCAGGCACCGGGTCGAAGATCCCATCCGCGTCCACGTCGCCGATGTACGGCGACGAGTTCGCCTTCGCGTCGGTGAGCGCAGCCATGAAGCGCATCGTCGCAGCGCTCGAGTCGCCAGGGACGCGGCAATACTCGAACGAGATCGAGGGGCACAGGTAGACGCCGATCGCGACGCTGTTCGCGGTCGCCGCGTCGTCGCTGTGGACCCAGCAAATCGACTCCCCTGGTAGCAGGTAGGTCCTCGTGATCGCCGAGGCAGGATCGTCGCAGCGCATCCGCCATCCCGAGAAGGGCGCGGACCAGGCAGGCTGCGCGATGGCGAGCAGTGCGGCGAACGCGAGCGCGGCGAGCGAGCGATTGCGCATGCCTACGCCTCCTCCTGATTCAGACGCCGCCGCCGCGCGGGGACCGGGATCGCCCCGAGGTCCTCGGGCGCGATGCTCGCCTCCGGCTCCGGCTCGACGGGCCTGGTCGAGCGCGTCTCTCGCGAGTGCTCGAGCGTCACGCGGGGAGGCTTCACCTGCTCCGCCTCGAGAACGGATCCGCCGGAGCCGAGCACCACCCGATAGGGCTTCGTGGTGTCGATCCCGAGCTGGTCGAGCGTCTTCTGCATCGGACCCTCCTAGGCAAGAGGCCCGGCCGCCATCCGACGACCGGGCCCCGCTGCTCATCTACGCATCTTCGCGATCGGGCTACTCGGTGCGAACGCCCAGGTAGGGCGTCGCCGCCCCTCCCGGCACCCCGCTGTCCGCCGGCTGGGTCTTGATCTCCACCTTGAGGACGTCGCCGGGCTTGAACGCACGGCTCACGCCCGCCTTCGGCTCGATCTTGTAGTGGACTAGCTCGCCCTGAAGGGCGGATGCGTCCGGCACCGTGACCGTGCCGACCTCGACGTCGTTGATGTGAACGGCGAGCACGAGCGCGGTCGTGTCCCAGGTGGGCTCGATCGACCACTGGAGGAGCAGCGAGTCCACCACGCCGCTCGCCGCGGCGTGGTGGGGCGCGTTCCCCTCCGTCCCCGCGGCGAGCACCATGTTCAGCGCCGCAGGGATCCCCGTCGCCGGTGTTGCGTGTACGGCCGGCAGCACGGTGAGCATGGTGCGGTCGTACATCGACCCGCCCCCCCTACTCGGAGCGGATGCCGAGGTACGGGATCGCGGAGCCCGCCAGCCCCGCACCGGCGGGCTGCGTCTTGATCTCGACCTTGAGCACGTCGCCCGCCTTGAAGGCCCGGCTCGCGCCGGCCACGTCTAGGAGACGGAAGCGCCGGTTCACGCCCTGCGCCAGGCCGGTCGGGATGGTCACGACGCCGACCTCGACGTCGTTGACGTGGACCGCGAGCACGAGCGCGGTCGTGGGCCAGACGGTCGCCGTCGCGATCTGGAGCAGGATCGAGTCGACGATCCCGGCAGCCCCCGCGGTGTAGGGGGAGTTGCCCTCGGTCCCCGCCGCCTGCGTGAGCGTGAACGCGGCCGGGACCCCGGTCGCGAGCGTCACGTTCGCCGCCGGCAGCACGGTGAGCATGGTGCGGTCGTACATCTTGGATCCCCTTCTTGGGCCCGGGCCTTAGATCGCCGGGACGTTCGTGTCCGACGCGGTGATCCAGACGCAGCGCGCTGCGCCGCTGTCGAGGTTCGCGCGCCACGGCACCTGGTGACCCATGAGCGCGTACCAGGCGACGCCCTTCGAGCGACCGTAGTCGCTCGGGACCTTCGCCCGGATCTCCGGCGCGATCGCGGTCCCGCTGACGATCGGGTCGGCCCCGAAGATCAGCATCTCGCCGCCCACGTCGTTGCCGCCGTTCTGGAGCCCGTTGTCGAGCGCCGCGTCGTTGTTGCTCTCGATGAAGCGGATGCCGTCGAAGCGCCCCACCTCGCCCGAGAACAGCCGCTCCGGGTCGCCGAACTTCGCGGCGTCCTTCCAGTCGGTGTCCTTGCGCAGCGAACGGAGAGCACGAACCGAACCGACGGCGATGTAGTTCTCTCCGTCGAACGGCTCGCACTTGAGCACGGCCTTCAGGTAGTCGCGCACCGCGTAGATGTGCTCTGCGGTGAGCCCGCCAGCGTACCAGCCCGTGCTCGGGGTCGTCTCGACCGCGATGGTGATCGCGCCGGCCGCGGTCGGCGTGGCCGTGATCGCGCACCGCTTCATGGTCCTCGCGACGATGGCGTCGATGGTCTTCGCCATGTCGTTGCGGAGAACCTGCTGGGCGATGTTGTTCGGGTTGAACTCGGCGAGCGTCTCGAGCTTGCCGGTCCACGGGATGCTGTTGCCGTACTCGGTCATCACGAGCTGACCGCGCGTGATGATGAACTTCGACTCGGGCATGGCGTTCAGCTCGCTGATGCCCGTGATCGAGGTCGGATTCACGATGTCGCTGATCTTGTCGAAGTCCAGCGTGTCGCCCACGCCCTTGCCTAGACCCGGCTCGGGGCGGACGAACTGGTTGAACTTCATCATCGCCTGCGCCGCGTAGCGCAGCTTGGAGGAGAGCTTCGGGTTGGCGAGGAAGCCGCCATCCGCCGAGGGAACCCAAGCCTGACCCATGTTGGCCTCTCGGTGAGAGGCCCAGGCTTACCGGGTCTGCACCCCCGCGAGCCGACCGTGCGCGCCCGCGATGCCGCGCTCGCGCTGGTCCTTGATGCCGCCGATCCACTCGCTCACGGGATCGGGTTCGGGCTCCGGCTTCGGGGTTGCAGCCCCACCGCCACCGGACCGTCCGGTGGCGACCTGGGCCGATCGCACATCACCGGCCGGAACGATGACTGCGGCACCACCCGCAGGAGCCGTCGCTCCTGCGCCCGAACCCGCGGCCTTGCGCGCATCGTAGAACTCGATGCTCAGGGCACGGTGGCTCTCCTGCGCGATCTCCGCGAGGACGTCCTCCTGGAACATCCCCCTGCCGCGCAGTCGCACCGGGTCGCTCGCGTAGGCGCGGACGACCTGGTCCACCGTCGCCTGATGGGCACTCAGACGCGGATAGCGCTCGAAGAACTCGCGCGCGACCCGATCGGCCACGCGCTGCGCTCGTAGTGCCTGGTCGACGCGCCCGAGCACCTGCGACTCGGCGCGCGCGATAGCGAGGCTCACGAGCCCTTCGATCCGCTCGGGCTTCACGCCCAGCTCCTCGGCCAGCGCGCGCAGCTCCGACTCGTCGACGCCGGTTCGTGCCGGCGCCAGACCGCGAGCCGCGGCGGGGTCGTAGGGAGCGGGAGGCGTGTAGCGTGCCGAAAGCTCTCCCTGGAGTCGCAGGTTCTCCGCCCGCATGGCTTCGAGCTGCTGCTCCACGGTGAGCCCGCCGTGTCCGGCCGATCCGGGCGTGCCCGCGCTCGCGTGCCCCTGCTGGGTCTGGGTCTCGCCCGAGGGGTCCTGCGTCGCGTCGTTGCCCGACGCCTGCGTGTCTTTTTCGTTCACAGGCGGCTGTTCTCCGAGGCCGCGATTGCCGTATCGAGTTCGGCCGCGAAGAGCCATGCACCGCGCATGGAACCCACGACCTCCCTCATCTGCGCGTCCGTCAGCCCGTTGCTGGAGGCCAGGTAGATCGCGTGGTCCCCTAGGACCGCCGCGAGCACCTTGCGCGCCTGGCCCGCGATCTCGCGTGCCGCTTCCGCGACCTCGATGCGCCCTCGCAGGAGCTTCTCGAGTTCCGCGTTGCGGACCGCGTTCGGTCGCGGACCGTTGTCGGCGATGGTCTCCACTGGCGCGCAGAGAAGCACCGAGCCGAGCGCGTGTCAAGAGGGGCGGGGTAGGGGCGGTCATCAGCGGGAAGCGCAGACCGACCGGCAAACTCACCATGTCCCCGCGCGATTCGAGCGTGGGTGAGCCTCACCCTAGGAGAGCGGCGCCTATCCACTTCGGCCGCCGCGGCCCCGTCCAAACGGCTCTCGCCTCCAGGCCTTCGCGCGTAGCCTTCCACTTCCGGGTCGAACGCGCCGACCCCCTACCCTCCGGTGGCGCGCTTAGCGAAGGACCAGGGGCCCATTCGCGCGAGCCGCGCCGAGCAGGGCCACGCCGCCTCCGGCGGCTTCGATCAGGGGGCCCAGCTCCACGTCCTGGCCCGTAAGGGCGCGCCCGACCGCGAGAATCAGCGCTCCCCAGAAGCGTCGCGACTTCCAGAAAGGCTTCGGCTCCCCGCTCATCGCCGCCCCTTCGGCCGCCACGGCCTCGACGCATGCAGCCGCTCCGAGGACGGATCCTCGCGCGGCGGCGCCGCGTGCGCGGTGAAGCCCGCGCTCTCCGCGCCCCTCACCGGGGCGCTGTCGCCGGGCTCCTTCGTGGGCGTGCGAACCACGTCCGCGCGCCCCTTGCGCTTGCCGTCTCCTTCGCGGATCTGCTCCATACGCTGCCCCTCCGTGAGGTGTCTAGGCGCCAGCCGGCGTCACGATACCAGCGGCAGCCGTCCCCGCGCTCGTGTGCGAGTTCGGCTGCTGGCCGGCCGCCGCCGAGAGCCGGGCCATCGCCTCCATCTCCATGCGCTGGATCGCCCCCAGCTCGGCCTCATCGCGCAGAAGATCCTCGGCCGAGTAGCCCAGCGTCGCCACCACGCGCTTCGCGAGCACCTCGAGCTTCAGTCGGTTCGCGAGGCCAGGGAACTGGCGCAGCACCTCGAGCATGCGCGCCAGTCTCTCGGTCTCCGAGGCGCGCGCTAGGATGGAGCTGAGCGCATGCACGCGGAACTCGATGGAGACCTCGAAGCTGTCGTCTTCCTGAATGCGCTGGTAGAGGCGCTGGTAGAACTGCTCGGCCCGAGCCTTACCTAGCACCTTCGAGCACCACGAAGGCCCGCCATCCGCGAACACCTTGAACTGCATCATGCGGTTGAACACTGCCTCGAGGCAGGGCTCGAGCGACCCCTTCTCGCACCACTGCGCAAGCGCGCGGAACGACGTGTTCGTGTTCTGCTGGCGAGCGCTGATCTCGGTCGCCGTCGGGAATCCGCGGATCGGCTGGAGCCCATGCGAAATCTCGGTCACAGAGGTCCCCTCCTGGAACTGCCGATCCGCCCAGGTGAGAAGGTTGATCGCTCCGACCGGAACGCGCCCCGTGTCGACCGGCTGAATCAGGGGCTTCCCGGTGCCGAACTTGTCGCGCTTCCACCAGACCTTCCCGGGAGCCGCGCCGGTCTGGAGATTGGTGGCGGCGTCGAGCATCTCGACGTCGATCTCCCACATCTTCAGGACCTCGTAGGTGGTCGCGTCGATGATCGCGTTCGCCAGCTCGGTGATGAAGTGCGCGATGCCGGCCACGTTCTCGAGCGGCGCGCGGCCGTAGGTCGAGTCGTGCATCGGCTCGAGCGCGCATGCTCGGAAGGGCGAGCCGTCGTCGAAGGGGTTCTCCTTGTCGCGCACCACGACGCCCTCGATCACGGTGATGGTGGCGTTGCGGCGAAGCAGCTCGCCGTCCGGACCCTGGATGTCGCCGTAGAACTCCCAGCCCTCCCAGCCGACCCGGTGCGGGGGCAGCGTGACCGCCTCGGACGGCCTGCCCTCCACGCGCTTCATCTCGCTCTCGGGGACCTTCGGCGAACACTTCGCCTTCACGCGCGCGACCGCCGACTCGATGTAGCCGGCTTCCGTCGTCATGCGGTTCAGCTCGTCTAGGTCGCCCTGGATCCGCTGGAACTCGTACTTCCTGCGTCCGGTCGAGTCCCAGAAGTAGTCGCGCGTCGGCACTCCGTCCTTCGCGATCCGCACCTGCTTGCGCATCTCGATCCGGCTGGTCATGCCGCGCGCAGGCGGTGCGCCCGCGGGTGAGGGGTTCGTCGGCGCCTGCGTGGGCTGCTCTCCGGAAGCCGCGAGACTCGGGCCCGCCGCGAGCGCGAGTGACCGCATCATCGACTCCGGCGTCGCCTCGTCGGCGACACCCGTCTCGAGGCGAGGCTGCCCGTAGACCTGGGCTTCGAGGGCGCCTAGGCCGTCCCACGCCTCCGCCTCCGCGCGACCCACGTCGACCATCTTGAAGACGCGGACGGGGCGAAGGTCCTCCACCGGGTAGAACTTCATCACGAGCATCGAGTTCACGAGACCTCCCTTGAGGGCGAGTAGCCACTCGTCTAGGAAGTCGCGCCGCGTGTAGGGGTCGCGCTCCTCCAGCTCGGCTCGCAGTAGATCCTTGAGGTCCGCGAGGAGCGCCTGGTCGAGCGGGTCGGTCCCTTCGCGCGCGTCCATGTCGAACCAGTCCTTCGTCTGGACCAGTCCGCCCTTGAGGATCGCGAGCTGGGCGTTCACCGCGTTCGGGACCTTCGAAATCTCGATCTGCGACTGCCAGGTCGCCTTGCCTCGCCAGTCGTGCTCGTTGTTCATGAGCCGCTCGTTGCGCTTCCAGCGCTGCTCGTGCGGCAGGCGATGGTCCTTCTCTGCGTTCGCGATGGCTTCGACGCGACCCGCAATCCAGAGCCGCTCCGCCTCGACATCGGGGAACGGCGCGGAAGCGCGCTCGGTAGCGACATCCTTCGCGGGAGCGAAGCTGAAGGGCGTCGACGTGCCGGGAGAGGCCGGAGTCCCCTTGATCTCATCCGCCATCGTATCCCCCGAAGTTGAACCTAGGCACGACGACCTGCCCCGCCGCTCGACGGAACGCCTCCGTGCTCTGCTCGTTGAAGTGGTTGAGGGCGAAGTATTCTACCGAGTGCATCACGTCGCAGAAGGGGTGCTCTTCGAGCGGCTCCTCTTTGTAGTTCTCGGTCTCGAACCGCTGCTTCATCTCGGGGAAGCGGTACATCCCCCGGAACGCCTCGCACAGGCGAGGGCAGTAGCGCGGATCGACGGCGAGCAGCGGCTCACCTTCGACCTGGAGCGCCAGGCGCTTCTGAATCGTGGTGCGGCGTCCGCGCTTCGTCGCCTCGGTCGAGGGAGCGCACCTGAACGGAACGCGGAACACGGACTCGACTGTGGTCGCGTCGTTCTGCCCCTCCGAGTGATTCTGGAGGCCGGCCGGATCCCCGTAGACCACGCTCCCGAGCCGTGCGTTCGGGAAGCGCTCGCGCAGCACGCCCTGCACGCCGAAGCACAGCTCTTCGGTGCGCGAGCTGGGCATGGTGAACTCGTGCAGGATGCGCCATCGACCGCGAGCCTGGAGCTGGTGGAACGTCACGAACGGGAAGCGATACCCAAAGTCGAACGACAGCCAGATCGGCCTCGAGGGGTCGAACTCGCACGGGCGTTCGTGCCACGGCCGGCCGGAGCTGCGAGGCACCCACTGGTAGACCGGCGTGCCCTTCGGCACGACGCCCCACTGGCCGCCCATGTAGACCGAGACCATCCGCTCGTCGCCCGACTGCGCGAGCGACTCGAGGTACCCGGGCGGCAGGAAGCCGCCGTTCTCGGGCGCGTTCTCGTAGCTCGAGGTCTCGACGTAGAAGTGGTTCTTCTTCCGCGGCTGATCCGGCGTCCCGACGAACGCCTTGTATAGGTGGTGCTCGGTATAGACGTGGTTCGACGTCAGGATGATCGCGCGGCGGTAGTCGGGCCCCCAGACGTGTCCCGTGTTCCCGCACAGCGCGCAGCGAGAGCCTAGGCAGCTTCGGCACTTCGGCGCCGGCTGCCGCAGTCGGCTCAGCAAGAACGGGATGTCCTGCTCCCCGATCAAGCTCGCCTCGTCGACGTAGATCATCCCGAACTCTGTAGAGCCCCACTTCTCGACGCGATCGAGGCCGCCGAAGGTACACTGAGAGCCGTTGCGGATCGTGAAGGTCTGGCGCTGCTCGTTCCATGACTCCTTCATGAGGTCCGCGATGTTGCGGCCCGCGGGGTCGCCCTCGACCATGCGATGCAGAAGTTCCTGCTTCGTGGTTAGGTTCAGGCTGGAGAAGGTGTCTCGCACGACGAGCACCTTGATCCCCGCGTAACACACCATCGAGTCGAACACGATCCACTTCCCGATCGTGGTCTTGCCGGAGCCCCACCCGCCGAAGTAGCCGTGGATGCAGATCGCCGAGGGGTTGTCGGGGTCGCCTCTCGCGATCAGCTCGCGGAAGGACTGCTGGGTCTTCAGGAACCTAGGTAGCTGGTAGAACAGCTCGCCCGGCCCCAGCTCGAGACCCAGCGCATTGGCCGAGACCGGCTGCGACACCTAGGAACCCTCGGCCTCGACGTCGAGCGTCGACCCGGCGGGCAGCTCGGCCGGCCGGATCTCGCTCGAGGCGATCTCCTCGACGCCGACCGCGTCGCCGTGCTTGCTCGGATCGAGCCTGAACACCTTGAAGGTGCGGCTCATGTTCGGGTCGGTGCGGTTGAGCTGGGGCTCGGCGCGCGAGAGGACTTCTCGCGCCGCCGCAATCTGCGCTTCCGCGTTGTCCAGCTTGTAGTAGAGCCGCCCGCGATGCTCGAGCCAATTGCCCTCCCCGAACATCGCGTTCAGCTCATCGACGCCGGCTCCGCCCTGGAGAGACTCCAGCTTGACCGAGACCACGTTCTTCGCGTGCAGCATCGCCCAGATGCGCTCGCGCGCCTTCTTCACGAAGTCGTCCTGCGTGAGGGCGCGGTCGAGTCTGGGCGCCTTCGGCAGGTCCTCGCGCCGGAACGCGGAGACGACGTCGCCCTGCCTACGCGCTCCCAAGGAAGCCCTCGCGCACGAAGATCGCGACGTCATGCGAGAGGGTCCGCGCGACCTCGCGCAGCTTCACGTCCGGACCTCGCTCGATGCGGTAGACGATCGCCCCCTTCGGGAGCCTGCACATCCGCACGCTGCCTAGACCGGGCCGCGAAGTCGACGCCATGGGGATCGCCCGCATCGGCTGCGGCTCGTCGTCGGGTTCGTGCTCGCCGCTCACGGCCGGAACACCTCGAACGTCCAGAGCCCGCCCTTCGAGCGCGTGACGCCCCGGAATCTGAACCACGGGAACTGCGCTGCCGCGACCCTGATCTTAACCCGCGCGTCGTCGCGCCAGTAGCCTTTGACATCGTCCAAGCACACCTGCGGCGCCTCCGAGGCGACCACCAAGAAGTCCGGTGTGTAGCTGCACCGCGGCGCCAGGCACAGGCGCATCGGCTCGAACTTCCAGGCCGCGATGGCTCCCCCGCGTCGAAGCTGCTCCAGGTAGCTCGCGTAGGCTTCCTCGAGCCGGTTCATCTTCCCGGGCCGATGCCGCCCGGCAGCCAGGGCAGCCGGCCTCGCAAGCAGCGCTCGGTACTCGGCCGCCGTCAGCGTCCGCACGATTCCTCCAGCGCCAGCGCAGCCACGCGAGTCGGCCGCCGGCTACGACGCCTAGGTAGTAGCCCCAGGCGACGATCTCCGCCTCGGCTCGCCACGGCAGGAAGCGGCTGCGCCGCTCCGGGGGGCCGGTCGCCAGAAGCACGCGGCGGACGTTGCGACGCAGGATCGCGTTCGACCGCGCGTAGGTCACCCAGAGGATTTCGTAGTGCCGGAAATGGAAGTCGTGCGCGAGACACGCCACCCAGACGGGCAGCCCTCGCCAGGTATCAGGCGACCGAGAGCAGCCGTCGCATACGAAGCCGGGAGGGGGGAGAGGGCCCTCCAGCGCTTTCCACAGAGCAAGCGCCACCATCCGGCGTCTGCCGGCGACCCAGAACTCGATGCCGTCCGTTCCAGCGGGAACGTAGGCGTTGGCCCCACCCCCAAGGCCAGACACGCGCCTAGGCATAGCGCGGCCAGGTCTCGAGCGCGACGCCCGCGCCACCGGGTGTAGTAGGTGCTCTGCGCATGGGTCGGATCCACCGCCAGGCGCAGCGCGTGACTGGTGCGGCACGTCACCCCGCGTCCGTGCTGGCGGTTGCGATGCCTGCCGTCCTTGCGGGGCATGCCCTTCGGGTACCACACGGCGAAGCCGCGGATCGAGACCTTCTCTCCGGCCAGGAGCGCCTCGCGCATCACGTCGAAGGTCGAGTAGACGTAGTCCCTGGCGAGGCCCTCCTCGAGGCCAGGGAGGCGCTGCATGAGCTGGTCTATCAGGCGCCTCGTCCCGAGCACGGGGCCTGCGTGCGGGAGCTTCTTCCCGCGCTTCCACTCGTGAGGGCGCAACGCGGCGCCTCCTACGCCTCGTCGCTGCGCACGATCAGCCGATTCACCGCGTCGCGCAGATTCGGACGCTCGCGGTACGCATCCTGGAGCCACCGCTTCAGGGCGAACACCACGATCTCGTTGAGGGAGACCCCGAGCAGGTAGGAGATGGCACGAAGCTCGGCGTGCATCTCGGGGGTGACGCGAGCGGGGAAGCGCACGCGCACCGGATCGCGTGCCCTCTTCCCGCTCGCGTCACTGGCCTTGCTCACCACGGCAGCGATACCGCCTCCCGCTGCAAGTCGAGGATCCGGCCCTCGATCTCGGCCACCTCTCGGGTCGCCTCGGCGAGCTGGTGCTTCAGCGCCTCGTAGGCTGCCGCGCCGAGCAAATCGGGCGGGTGAGACACCATGTACTTGAGCCTCTCTCGCCGGCGCCTCGCCACGGACAGCTCCGCGTTCAGCTTCTTCGCCTGCTCCTTCATCTTGCGCGCGCCGATGAAGTCCCCCGAGCTAGGCATTCTTCGGCCCCCACACCGTAGAGCCGTGGCGCTTGGACACCGCCACGAGGTGCCCCGCGAGAACCAGCTCTCGGCGTCGCGCAGAGCAGGTCTGGTGCTTCAGGCCCAGCGCCGCCTCCAGCTCCCGGTCCGACATGGGGCCGCGCCTGGTGATGGCCGCCATGATCGCCTCGTGCATCCGCCCGCGCACAGGTCGGATCCGCTCCGCCGCCTCCTTCGAGGTCGTCGATCCACGCACGAAGGCCACGGGACCGTATCTGGCCGCGATCTCGCGCAAGGCGGCCTCGCGCTGCTCGTGACCCATCTTGTCGAGGTAGTTGATGATACGGTACCGCCACATGCGCGCCATCCAGTCATCGAGCTTGCGGCTCTCTCTACCCTCCTGCATGTACCCCTCCCGCGACCGCGCCCTCTACTGGCGGCGCGCTCGCACCTTCTCCAGTGCGGACTCCTGGCACGCCGAAGCCTGCTCGGGCGTGTCCGACACCAGGACGCACGCCGAGAACTCGACGGCGTCGCTGAACCCGTCCTCGTAGGCCGCTCGGCAGTCCGCTGCGTCACCGACGATGGCGGGCGGCCGATCCCTCGGCGCCCACAGCTGGACCGCCACCAGCGCGACGCCGAGCACGAAGATCAGCGTGAACAAGACCTTCTCCATGAAGTCCATGGACTCCCCTCCGTTGAGTGCCTTACTGTCTCCCGCAGCCGCGCGATGGCCTGCTCAACGGTCGGCATCGGGCTCCTCTTCTCCCATGTCGAACACGAGCGGCGGTCGCAGCGTCCGGCGTTCAGCGCGTCCGCAGTCATCGCTCATCTCCGTCGGATTCGGGCGGGCCGTCCCACCAATGTGCGCAGTGCGTTCGGCCCTCTCGCGCAGGGCAGTCGATTTCTTCCGCGTCGGCGTAGCCGCACGAGCAACAAACGCCTTCGCGCGGCAGAGGCTTCGTCCGTGGCTTCGGCTCCTTGCGCTGCCGCACGATGCTCTGCAAGTCGCCCATCAGGCGGTTCGCATGGCACTCGCGGCACACCTCTCGGCGTCGTGATCCGGGTTTGTTGCGGTCGGGAACCGCCGCGGGGCGCTTCTGGCACACCACGCACACCGGCTTAGTCACGCCTTCTCCTCCTCGGCCGCCTCGGCGCGCCGCTCGGGCGGCGCGGGCCTGGTCGCGCAAGTCCACCACCGCCACTCCGGCGGTGCGCTGGGCGCGCCGGACCATCTCCGCCGTGCCCTTGCCGCCGGGGAAGGCGATGCAGATGGAGATGCCGCTTCTCACCATCTCCTCGTTGCGGATTGGTCCCGCGCCGAGACCGCACTTGCCCCACTCGGCGGGATGGGGCTCGTGCTCGACGCCGCGACTCTCGGCCCACTGTCTCGCGATGGTGTCGACTCCTTTGGAGTCTCCGTGAACGATCACGACGTGGCCGTACATCGCGAGCACGCCGTCGAGGACGCGCTCGATGGCGCGCCGCTGCGGCCGCGTCCACCCCCAGCGGCGACCTCCGCACACGAGCGCGCGCTTCTTGGTCTCGCCGCTGCTCAAGGGGCCACCTCGAAGCCCTCGAGGAGGCCGGTGCGATCCGAGGGGCAGCGCTCGTCGCCGGGGCACAGGACGAGGTCGCCGTCGAAGGAGTTGAAGAGCGCGATCGGGGGCTCCCCGTCGCCGCGACACACGACGAGGATGCCGACGCCGCCCGCCCCGCGCGGGGGAACCTCGAGGCCCTCGTCTCTCACGACGTGCGCGAGGGAGCGCTCGTCGTGGGCCAGCGGCGAGCCGCCAGCGATCCACAGCCCCGCCGCGCAGGTCGCGATCACGTAGCCGGCGATGCCGGCGAGCGCCGCCACCACGCACTCCGTCGAGCGGAGACGCTCGGTCACGGGCGCGCCTGCGCCGGAGGCCGCACGGCCGGCTCGAAGCCCTCGACCGCGCCGGAGAGCAGGATGCGCTCCTCGAGCGGGCCGGCGATCAGGGCCGGGAACACCTCCTTGATGCAGCCCGGTCTCGCCGCCATGAGGTGCGTCCACTGGAGGCGGACCCGGAGCGAGTCCGCCGCCGGGAAGAGCCCCGTGGCGCACGTGCGCACGGGGAGACAGAGCGGGTCCTCCCGGCTCCCACGGGGATCCCCCCAGCACCCCTGGCGGAGCAGCTCTCCGAGCCGGAGCACCCGGCCGATCGAGGCGACCCCGGGGGCGGCCTCCCCGGCGAAGTGCGCCCAGGTCGGGAGCGGGACGGTTCTCTCCAGCGGAGCGAGGATCACGACCTCGACCCTGTCGGCGCGGAGCGCCGCGAGCGCCGGCCGCAGGAGCGGCAGCGGCCCGCGGGTCACGATGATGAGCCCGTCTTCGTAGCTCGGCGGGAGGTACATCAGCGGCCGATCTTGACGCCTTGACGCCTTGGTGTCAAGGGGGGTCGACCGAGGGAACCCGGACGTGGGACTCCAGCTACGCCACCCGTGTGTACCTCCCGCGCTTTGGGGTCGCCCGCTCCCCCCGCCCCTGCCTAGGCATGGAGCGCCCCACGCCCACGCACCTGGGCCTAGGCACGCCCACGCACCTGGGCCTAGGCTCGGCTGTGACGGTTCTACAAGGTTCAGTCACGCGCGGGTCGTGCCCCACGCCCACGCACCTGGGCCTAGGCTCGGGTGCGCCCTGCGGGCTCGGGTGCGCCCTGCGCGGGCCGCCCTGCGAGGCCAGGCTGCCCCGCGGGCGAAGGTCGGCTCGAGGGCTAGCGCTCGCGAGCGCGAGATGCATCTAGCGCGCGCCGGACGGGCGCGGCCAAGAAGTCCCGCCGGGTCCGGGAACGCGGGCCGGGGCTACAATGCGCGCGTGCAGCGGGTGTTCAGCCACTCGAGCCTCTCGTCCTGGGAGCGCT